GTGGCACGGGCGGTACAGGTGGCACGGGCGGTACAGGTGGCACGGGCGGTACAGGCGCAGCAGGCGCAGCGGGCGCAGCAGGCCCTACCGGCCCGACTGGCGGTACAGGTGGAACCGGCGGAACCGGCGGCGTTGGCTCTACCGGCCCGACTGGCGGCACCGGCGGCACCGGCGGCTCGGGCGGCGTTGGCGCTGCCGGTAACACGATCCTGACTGGCATCGTCGGCCCAACCGGCGGCGATGGCGTAGATGGTAACTATTGGGTCGACGATGTCGCCTGGAAGATTTACGGCCCGAAGGCCGCGGGCGTGTGGCCCGCAGGCGTTGCACTCGTCGGCCCGACTGGTGGCACCGGCGGAACCGGCGGAACCGGCGGAACCGGCGGTACGGGCGGCACCGGAGGCACTGGCGGCGTTGGCTCTACCGGCCCGACCGGCCCTACCGGCCCGACCGGCGGAACCGGCGGAACCGGCGGAACCGGCGGAACCGGCGGTACAGGCGGTACAGGCGGAACCGGCGGTGCAGGCGGTACGGTGAGTGGCGAGTTCTTCGGCGACAAGTCAGACGGCTCAGCAGCGTTTGACGGCACGTCTGCTGTAACCGGCTGCTCGCTCGCCTCGACCGTCTACACGGCTACCCGCGACCTCTATTTCAACGATGCCACTTTTAGCGGCACGTTCACCCGGCTCAAGATGGTAAACTTCCGCCTATTCATAGGCGGCACGCTTCACGCCACGGTGTCAGGCAAGATATCCAACAACGGCATCGACGCGGCTGGCATCAGCGGCGCCGCTGCCATCGGCGCTGGCTCGATTACGGGTAGCGGCTCGTCGGGCGATGGCGTCGCTGGCTCCGCTGGCGGCGCGTGCAGCGCCGTGACGAAGGCCATCGGTGGCGCCGGTGGCGCCGGTGGCGCCGGTACTGGCGGCGGCGGTACGGGCGGCGGCACGGCTGCGGGCACAGTGACGGCGCCGACAGCAATACAGGGCGGCTTTCCACGTACTGCCATCAATATCATTCAGGTCGGGGCTGTCACCACAGTACTGAACGTCTACAGCGGCGGCAACGGCGGCTCGGCAGGTAGTGCGACGGCTGGCTCTGGCGCCGGTGGCGGTGGCGGCAGCGCTGGCGGCCCCCTTATGATTGCGGCTTTCGCAATCACGGTCGACGCGGCGTGTACCCTCACGCTAGAGGCCAACGGCGGCAATGGTCACGTTGGCTCGGCCGGTAGCTCGGCCGGTACGGGCGGCGGTGGCGGCGGTGGCGCTGGCTGGGTCGGCGTCGTATACGGCACACAGACCATCACGGGCACGCTCACTGTGCAGGCCCTCGGCGGCACCGGCGGCGGCTTCACTGGCACCGGCAATAGCGGCGCTAACGGCGCCAACGGGACGACGATCCAGCTACAGGTATGAGCTGGCCCGACACCGGGCACGCGTCGGCGGTGCCGCGCTTCGTAACGCCGCGCAACTACGACCGCGAGACGCTCGGCGACGAACTCGACGATGTCGCTCGCCAGCTCGGCTATGAGCCCATGCCGTGGATGCACGATATGTGGCAGACCATGTACGAGTACACCGATGACGTGCCCGGTATCAAAAAGCTGTGGTATCGCGAGGTGCGTCGTACCGTGCCACGGCAGTCGGCGAAGACCACTGCGTCACTGATTGAGCAAGTGCACCGCATGTTGTACGGCGAGTCGCACGGCTGGGGTAAACGCCCGGTGTCCGCGTTCACTGCGCAGCACGCCAGCGATGCGCGCGACAAGATGGTTAACGAGTGGATGCCGGTAGTAGAGTTTTCAGAGCTGGTCGACGACCTGCTCGGCGGCTGCACTGAAAAAGGTTTCTTACGCAGCAACGGCAAAGAGGCAATCAAGTGGGCGACCGGCGGCCGCATGATTACGTTCCCGCCGAATGCCACCGGCGCTCACGGTCAGACCCTCGACATTGTCGTAATCGACGAAGCCTTCGCGTTCCCCGACAACCGCGCCGAGCAGGGCGCACGTCACGCCATGATCACTCGCAAGTCGCCGCAGATCGTTATTCAGTCGACGGCTGGCACAGTCGAGTCGAAGTACCTGCGCGAGAAAGTCGACGACGGCCGACAGCGCGTGCTCGACGGCACGAGCGGCCACGTCTACTACCTGGAATATTCGGTGGGGCCGACCGACGACATACACAACCCCGAGCACTGGTGGCGCTGGATGCCAGCGCTCGGGTACACGATCGACGTAGATTCAGTGATGCTGGAATACGACGCCATGAAGAACACGCCCGACGAGTTTTTCCGGGCGTACGGCAACGGCTGGACGGGCAGCAATACGCAGATCATCCCGGCTGCATCGTGGGCGGCGGCGTACACGCCCGCCACGCCGCGCGGCGAGGGCAAGGTGTGGATGGCCGTAGACATCTCTCCCGGCGTCGGCAACAATGGGCGCACGGCGTCTATCGCTGTGGCGTCATACCGCGGCGCCGAGATACACACGGCCGTCATCGCACACGGTGTCGGCACGGCTTGGGTCGCTAAGAAACTCGGGCAGCTCACACGTATGCACTCGGTGCAGCGCCTCTACATCGACCTCACCGGCGACGCCGGGCAGATCATGCCCGATATCAAGCGCACGGCTATGGCGAACATCGAAATCGTAGACGCCCGCACTATGGCCGCAGCGTGCGGCCGATTCCACCAGGGCGTGATCGACCGCTCGATTAGGCATCACGACCAGCAGCTACTTAACGCAGCAGTCGAGGGCGCCGACAAGCGCGTACTTGAAGACGCCTGGGCGTGGAAGCGGCGCACGTCTACTACCGACATCTCGCCCCTGGTCGCTGCCACGCTGGCGGCCTGGGGCGCAGCGGTCGACGGCGAGAGAGGATTAATACGCATGGGGTGAGCCTGCTATACTTCACCTCGACAAAACCCGATTAGATGGAGGCAGTATGGCGAGTGACAAGACGGTGACGGCGGCAGACGTGCGCTCGTGGGCGGCAGGCAAGGGGCTCGCCATCGCGGGCGCCCGCGGTCGGCTGAGCCACGCTGCCATCGAGGCGTACAACGCTGTGCACAAGGTTGCATACGTCCGATAGGCACGCCGACGAGTGGGCGGGCTGCCACGAGCAGCCCGCCCGGTGTACCCTAGTCAGTGACCCTGCTAGAATGGTGACCTACCAGGAGGCCGACTAGGTGACTAACGCATGAGCTGGTTCACACGGTCGCGGCCGCGCGGTACCAGGCAAGAGCTGCCCGCGGCTTCGCCCGGTAGCTCGATCTTCCCTAGCTCGGGCCAGTGGGGGTCGATCCCTCTCCCTCTCGCATCGACGACAACGGTACTCGGGCTGCCTGCTGCGAACCGCGCCAAGTCGCTCATCAGCAACGCCGTGGCGCAGATGGCGCCGATGGAAATGTGGGGCGCTGACGGATTCATCGCCGACAACCCGCCGAACATTCTCGTTCGGCCGAACGTCGTCTACACGTGCTTCGACTTTTTCCAGATGGCGACCGAGCTGGCGATCGTGCGTGGCAACTTCCTGGGTATTCAAGCCGACTTCGACGGCGACGGCTACGCACAGCAGATCGTGCCAGTTGCGCCAGGCTTTTGGCTGTCATACATCGACGGCAACGGCTATCAGGTGTATTCGGTGTCGGGCTACCCGATTCTCTCGCGCGACCAGGTCGTGCACATTCGCGCGAACGGCTCGCCACAGCAGCCTATGGGCGTCGGCGTCGTCGAACAGTTCCGCCGCGCACTCGGCAAGGCACTAGACGAACAGAACTACGCTGCCGACACGTTCCGCAGTGGCTCGGTGCCGACAGGCACGATAACGCTCGACCTGCCCGAAGTAGAGCAGCGGCAGAGCGATTACGTGCAGGCGCAGTGGCTAACGAACCACAGCGGCGGGCGCGTGCCTGCGGTGCTGCCGAACACGATGAAGTTTCAACCTATTTCATGGTCGCCGCTCGACATGGACTTTCTCAACCAGGAAGCCCACACGATCGGCGAAATAGCGCACATGTTCAACATGGACCCTACCGACCTCGGCGCCGCCCTGGCCGGTGCGTCTATGACGTACGCTAATATAGAACAACGTCAGCAGCAGCGAATCACTGACACGTACGCACCGTGGATGCTGCGCTTTGAGCAAGAGTGGACCGACCTTATACCCGGCAAGGGCTCGGCAAAGCTGTGCCCGCGCAACCTGCTGCGGACAGACAGCAAGACGCAGGCAGAGGTCGACCAGCTAGAGGTTGGCACGTCGATGCGCTCGACCGACGAGCTGCGCAAGCGCGATGGGCGGAGGCCTCTTCCGTACCAGCACATACCCGCCGGTACTACGCGCGTCAACCCTGACGGCTCGCCTGTGCACACGCCGACGCCGCCGGTAGCGCCTGGCGCCGCTGGCGGCGAGAATCCTGTATCGGGTGGTGGCGTGGAGTCGCCTACGCCCGTTCCCGGTACTGACATCATGGCTACGCCCGTGAAGGTGAAGGAATAGCCGTGTCTAGTAGACACGGCTATTCCTT